CAATCAACTTTACTGCTACGGCTCAAAATTCAAAAGACTTTATCGAATACTTTAACGATAAAGGCGAAGTAGTTAAAACTTATCATATTTCTGAATTAGATAAATATGTTGAGAAAAATGCATTAAGTATTTATTCTGTATCAGCTAACGGAAAAATAGGGATTGACCCTAATATCGTCGAAAAGGAAATGGATATGGGAACTGAACAGTATATAGATCAGAATTGGCTTTCAGTTACTCAGGATTTCTACAACTCAATGAATCAGAATGAGTTTAAGTCTAACAATCAAGTTCAACAAAATAGAAAAATTTAGTTATGTTTTTATATCCAGATTATACCGAAGAGGAACAGAATAACGCAATAAGTGTATTGTCTAAGTTGGTTCAGCAAAATCAAGATTTAAAATCTGAATTATTAAAGGCTCAGCAATTTGCAATCAGAATGCTTTTATCTAATGAGATTAAAAAAGATGAAAAATATGTTTATTTTCATGATGATTCAATAATTGAATACGAAGAGGATTGGAGTAAAATATGTGATTATTTCTTTATTGATTTTTGTAATAATTCTAATTTCAATGTTAAAGATGGATTATATAAAAATCATATTCAAATCAGAATTAAAGCAAATACATTAAGTCCAAAGACAGGAACGATTAAAGAGATTTACGACAGAATTAAACAACTTGAATATAATTTTAACAAATGAAAACATTCCTCCTAAAACTCCTTGCAATATCCTTGCTTGTCGGCCTGTTCATTTCGCAAATCGAAAAAATTAAAATATTATAATGAGAATATTAAACTTAGAATCTGGATTATTAGGAAACTCAAATCTTTGGGATGATTCAAAACATGAAATTGTAAATGTAGAATTAGAGCCTAAAATTTATGAAGTTTCTAAAAACAGAAAGCCCAACCAAACTCATATACTTGGAGATTCAAGTGAATATCTTTTAAAGCACTATAAGGATTTTGATTTTATATGGAGTTCGCCTCCTTGTCAAAAACATAGCAAAATGGTTATGTTTACTAGGCACAAAAAGCCATGTTTCATTGACCCAATGTTGCCTCAAAGAATTATATTTTTAAAACATTTCTTTAAGGGAAAATATGTTGTTGAAAATGTAACTCCTTATTACGAGCCATACCCAGGTTATCAAAAGATTGGCAGGCATTTATTTTGGAGCAACATTAATATTTCGCCTTTTGATGTTCCGCAGCCTCCAAATTTCATTAATCTTACAAGTACAGCTGGTAAAAAAATAATGATGGATTGGTTAGATATTCATTATGAAAAAAATATTTACTATGGCAATAATCATTGTCCTGTTCAAATATTAAGAAATTGCGTTCATCCAAAATTAGGACTACATATTTTAAATTGTATCGATAACCCTAAACAAACCTTATTCTAAATGCTAACCAACAACGAACACAAAACAGACAGGCAAAGCCCTAAAAGCTACTGGACGCCAAACACAAGAGTAGATAAAATAGTTTACATGGCTTTGTTAATTTTAACAATAGCTTTAATTTTAAAATTTGGGTAAGATGAAAATTGAGATTTTAGAAAAGGAAAACTTTACAATTTCAGATCTATTGTTTTTTGTAGAAAAAGCAAGGGATGAAGTTAAAATTTATGAGAGTTGTTTTACTAAAGAATATACAATTAAAAACATCAATTACTTATTCTTTGAATCTATATATGATATTTTTGACGAAAAAAATGAAGTGGTAACTGTATCTGATTTTTCAAATAAATTTCAAGCAATAGATATTTATCATTTAAGGGATTTTTCAAATAAATATCCACAAATACTACATCTTCCAATTAACAGAGATATAGAGGATGGTTTTGTATTTAGAAATTTTGATACTGCAATTTTATCGGATACAAAATTAATTCTATTGTAACAACCGTTTTACATTCAAACCTTTAACCTACAAATCTTTAACGGTACTTTTACATCATACAAAAAGGAGTTGCGGCCTTAAGAAATTATCTAATCCTGGAATGAGTAGCCCCGCAACGGCCAAAGTTTCGGGATTTATTATTTAAAAGAAAAAATTATGACAACAGAATTAGTGATTATCGATCCAAAAGAATACGGATTAGAAGAAAAACAAGCTGAAAAAATGACTAGCGGATTAGCTACGATTTTAACCGAGCGTAAAGCTTTAGAAGAAATCTACAACTCAGTTATTGTAAAAGAGCTAAATGCCGATACGTTTAAAGAGGCTCGTGAATTGCGTTTAAAAGTTCAGAAAAACAGAACAGTAGGCATCGAAGCGTGGCATAAAACAAATAAAGCTTTCTACTTAGCTGGCGGACGTTTTGTTGATGCCTACAAAAACAAAGAGGTTATTGTTAACGAACAAATGGAAGCTAAACTTCTGGAAATCGAGAAATATGAAGAAAAAGTTAAGGCAGATCAAAAAGCTAAATTAAAAGCAGAACGTTTAGAATTGCTTTTGCCTTACGATGTAGATGTTACTTTCGTTTCTATTGAAGAAATGACTGAGGAACAATTTACTGGATTTTTATCAACCAATAAATTAGCTTTTGAAACTAAAAAAGAGAATGAGCGTTTAGCTGAAATTGCCAGAATCGAAGCTGAAAAGAAAGCAGAACAAGAACGTATCGAACGTGAAAAAGCTGAAGCAGAAAGATTAGAGGCTCAACGTTTAGAAAACGAAAGATTAAAAGCAGAAGCTGAAAAACGTGAAAAAGAATTAGCTATAGAGCGTAAAAAATTAGCTGATGAACAGACTAAAAAAGAAGCGGCTCAAAAAGCAGAACTTGAAAGGCTTGCTAAAATTCAAGAGGAAAAAGACAAGTCGGCCAAAATTGAATCTGATCGTTTAGCTAAAATTGCGGCTGATGAAAAGGCTAAATCAGACAAACTAGAAGCTGAGTTAAAAGCAAAAAAAGATGCTGAGGATTTAGCATTAGCAAACGAGAAAGCCAGAATCGAAGCTGAACAAAAGGAAAAAGAAGCTAAAGAAAAAGCTGCTTTACTTGCTCCCGATAAAGATAAAGTAAAAGCTTTCTACACTTCGTTTACTGCTTTAAAATTTCCAGAACTTGAATCTGAGGAAGGTAAAAAAATGGCTAAAAGGATTGAAGAATCTTTGGAACTTGTTAGAAAATTAATTATTACTGATTCTAAAAACTTAATATAATGGCAAAGTTGCATTATGATTTAGATGACATGGTGCAACAAGCCATGTGCTTGTTAGATGATAGTGGAAGAGAAATTAAATATGAAAAGAAAATTGATTACGGCTATTTAATAAAGCTTACAGATGGAGCTATATTTATTATTTATTCTACAGGCAGAATAGTATATCAGGGCGAAGAAGATATTTCTCTTCAAATAATTTTAAAAGATATTAAAAAACGTTTTAAATAAAATAAAGTAATGGCAAAAGAAATTAATATAGATTGCCGTAAATATCGGAAATCTACGCATTTAGCGGCTGCGGATTTAGACGCTATGAGTATTGAGGGTAAACCCTTAATATTCACTATTAAAGAAGCTTGGTACGAAACTAAAGTAGATGTTTCGGGAACTGCTACAGATGGTTATTTCTGCTCTTTTGTAGAAGATATAAAAGATATGGTAATCAACTCAACAAACCGTAAAACGATTGCAGGATTTGCAAAGATAAACGGACATAACGAAGTTGATTGTTGGAACATCGGAAATTGGAGTGGTATTAAAATTGAGCTTTATCCATTAAGAGATATTAAAGCTTTCGGTAAAATTCAAGACGGCATAAGAATTAAGCCGTTACAGCCCGTAACTATTCCAAAATCTAAACCAGTATTCAGCCAAGAAAATTTCGCTAAGGCTCACGAAAATAAAGCCACAATCGAATTAATTAAAAATCATTACGAAATATCTACGGATATGGAAACTTTATATAACGATTATGTTAACGCAAATTCATAAAGAACAAAGAGCTGGAAAAGCTACATCATCCGAATTTCATAAATTAATGGGAGAAAAAGGATTAGGAGAAACTGGAAATACTTATGCCTTAGAAAAAGCAGTAGAGATAGTTTTTGGTGTTGATGAAGATGAGGCTTACGAAAGCTATGATATGGCAAGAGGAACCGAATTAGAGCCTTTAGCATTTGATTTCTTTAAAGATAAAATACAGCTTGAATTTTTGACTTTGGAACCTGGCAAATTTATTCAGTTAGGCGAAAATCAAGGCGGTACACCAGACGGAATAGTTGGCGGTAAATTTCCATTAGAAACCAAATGCCCTAAGCCAGAAAACTATTTTAAGATACTTAGATATGGTATTGATAAGGTAGATAAAAACTGGATTATTCAGCTTAATCATCAGATGCTATTACTTGGCGTTGGTAAGGGTTATTTTAATCCGTTTACTATTTATAACGGAGAAGCTTATCATCATTTTTACGAAGTTCAAAGGGATTCTGTTATGATTGAAAAAATGAAAGTCCGTCTTGATGAATGGGTTAAAATTCGTGATGAACACGTTACAATATTAAAGTCTAAAATTTAAAAAGCAGATCCGATACTGCTTGATGTTATCGGTTAAATCATGTACTCTGCAATCTCGCCTCGTTATCGGGGCGTTTTTGTTTTGTAACGGATTGTAACTGAAATTTTACCCATAAACGTTTAATAAATTAATTAATGTTTATATATTTGAATCATGATAGCAAAAACACTTAAAAACATGAAGGTTGATGAAAATTGCAATCTATTTTCTCCCTCAGATTATCAAACCTTGCAAAGTACAAGAACAAGGATAAAACGCCAGGTAGAGTATCAAGATTGGAATTGGCAAATTAAATTAGGTCAAGGAAAAGTAACTGTAACAAGGACATCATGACCTTAAAAAATAAAGCAGAAAAATATGCCGATGATAAGGAATCGGGTTGGCTGTATTCTTATAATGGCTATATAAACGGCTATAAAAGCTGTAAAAAAGACATCATAGAATTTTTAAAAGCAAATCCAAAAGCTACAGCATGTCAAATCATTCAATTTATAGAAACGGAGTAATGAGATATCCAAACAAACGAGGCGAAAATATATCAATGAATGACGAGCAAAAAGAGTTTATTAAAAACTTAGCTGTTGGCATTTCGGATAATCGAATAGCTGCTGATTTAGGTATTTCTGTTGGTGTTGTTAATTATTACCGCAGACAAATACTCGGGATAGTTAAACAGTCTGGCAGACACATTAAAATAATCAGAGATAAGCGAAATAGGTTTCAAATAGCACGAGAATTAGAAGCCATCCAGCAGTTCGCTAATTATCCATCATTGATGAATGGAGCCAAAGACAGAGTTAAATATTTAGAATCAGTATTAAATAATATAAGGTAATGCCAATAAATTATAAAGAGTACCCTAAAGATTGGAAAATTATTAGGGAAAGGATATTAAAACGTGCTAATAATAAATGTGAGTTTTGCGGAGTTCCTAATTATTCTTTAATTTATAGAAATGGTAAAGCAGCAGAAGATTGGGTTTATTGGCCAGAAGGAATGGAAAGCGAGGCATGGGATTTAGATGGCTTAAAATGCACTAAAATAGTCTTAACTATAGCTCATTTAGATCATGATAAAACGAATCACGAAGTTAGCGACGAAAGATTAAAAGCGTTATGCCAGAAATGCCACCTTCAATACGATATGCCTCGGCATATTCAAAACAGAAAGAACAATTTAGATATAAAAAGAAATAAAACTAACTTATTTTAAATGGAAAACTTTAAAAAAGGTGCAAGACCTCAAATACATCAGCGAGAGTATTACGTAAGCCGAATATTATCCCCAGAAGCCTTAAAAGCAAGATGGAAATTAATTAACTATAAACCAGGACAGTTAATTTTATTCTAATGCTCAGCTACTACATACGAAACTTGCTTGTGACTTAATAGCAAGTTTCTTAAAATAAATTTTATTATATCATTGTAATTTAAAATAATAACATTATATTTGAATATGGAAACACTTTTAAAATTAAAAGTTAAAGAATCTGGATTTAAACAGAAACACCTAGCCGAGAAAATAGGGGTTACTCCAAACTTTTTCTATATGTGCATCAAAGGTATTCGGGATTTATCTCAGGAAAAACAATCAAAGCTTAAGGAAATTCTTAAGTAATTCTTATGCTCTAAACTGTTTATAAAACAATAACAAAATGCAATTAAATAAAAAATCATATCCAGAGATATTAAAAGATCCGCGCTGGCAAAAAAAGCGATTGGAAGTATTTAATAGGGATGACTTCACTTGCTTAATGTGCGGATCTGGCGAAGAAACGCTACATGTACACCACGAAAGGTACTGTAAAAATCCTTGGGATGTTAGTTTAGAATTTTTGCAAACCTTATGCTTTAGATGTCATGAGGTAGCCGAGGTTTGTAAGAAAAATAAAATAAATTATACAAATGTCAATAAAAAAATAAACTCAAACGGCATACACACATACTTTATTAGTTTTCTTTATAACGAGATTCAATACGTAGCTGTAGTTCACAATTTAAGCGGAATATTCAAGATGGAAGAAACTTTGTTTAATGAGGAAACTCTTTTGTTAATGTTAAATACTTTATAGTTATGGCAGAAGGTAAACGTTCGGTAATTATTTACGCAGACTTAATTCATACCGTTAAAAAGATGCCTAAAGAAAAGGCTGGAGAATTATTTATGACTATTCTTGAATATATAAATGATTTAAATCCTGTTATTGAAGACTTTACTATTGATTTAGTTTTCGAGCCTATTAAGCAGCAAATGAAAAGAGACTTAAAGAAGTGGGAGTCAATAAAAGAAAAGCGATCCGAGGCAGGAAAAGCGAGCGCAGAGGCTAAAAAATTAGCAAAAGATATACAACAAACTTCAACAAAAACAACAAGTGTTAAAAGTGTTGAACAAAATCAACAAAGCTCAACAAATCCAACTGTAAGTGTTAATGTAAATGATACTGTAACTGTAAATGATAATGTAAATGAGATAAACAATATAATGGAGTTTTTTGATTTCTCTGTAATAAAAAATGCGGATAAGCAAAGAGATTGTTCAACTTTTATAAATTTATTAATTCACCAGGGTTTGTTTTATAAATTCAAAGAACAGTTTTCTGCATATAAAAAATTAAAAGGTAAGGATTCTAAATTCAAGCATTCATTTAAGAATTTCGTAGGCACAGCAAAAGAACTTTATTTAGATGGCGCATGGAATAGCGAAAACTGGATTTCTAAAATACCAAAGGATGAAAACCAAATTATTACATCATCTGGTTTTGTGGCTCCAATAGGCACAAGTAAATTTACTTTTTAGTTATGCAGATACACGAATTATCAACACAAACAGATTACGTTATCGATGTAAAGCGATCGTCTGGAGAAGAACAAATGATTTGCCCTAAATGCAGTCATTTACGAAAAAAGAAAACTATTAAATGCTTCAGCTGGAATATAGATAAAAACGTAGGTCGTTGCAATCATTGTGAAAGTTCATTTATTGTTAAAGAAGAAAAATCAATGAGTTTAAAAAATTATTTTAGGCCAGAGTTTAATAACAAAACAGATTTAAGTAAAAAACTAGTTGATTACTTTTTTGGTCGGGGTATTTCACAAAGCACCTTAATTGACTTTAAAATTACTGAAGGTATTGAATGGATGCCCCAAGACAAAGGAAACGTTAATACAATTCAGTTTAACTATTTCAGAGAAGGCAAGCTAATAAACACAAAATTTAGAACTGCAGATAAGGTATTCAAACTTGTAAAAGATGCGGAATTAATTTTATTCAATCTGGACGCTATTAAAAATTCAAAAGAGTGTTTGATAACTGAGGGAGAAATTGACGCAATGAGCTGGCATGAAGCTGGGTATAAATTAGCTGTATCAGTTCCAAACGGAGCAAGTAAAAATGCTAAAATGGAATGGATAGATAATTGCTTTGAATATCTTGAAAATAAAGAGCGAATTTACATTTGTGTCGATAACGATGAAGTAGGCATTCAACTAAGGGATGAATTAGCGAGGCGATTAGGTTACGAGCGTTGTTTTAAGGTAGGTTTAAGCGACTTTAAAGATTCAAACGAGTATTTGGTCGCAAAAGGAAAAGAAAGTCTTTTAAACGAAATAAATTACGCTGATGAATATCCCATGCAGGGCGTTTTTGGAATTGATGATGAGTGGGAAGGGATAATGGATATTTACAATAACGGATTACCAAAAGGAGATAAAACAGGCGATAGGCAATTCGATGAACACTTAGGATGTATGCCAGGCGAATTAACAATGGTAACAGGAATACCAGGACACGGTAAGTCAATATACTTAGATCAAATTAGTATAGGTTTATGTATAAATTCAAGTTGGCGTTTTGGTGTTTGTTCCCCTGAAAGCCATCCAATGTCATTTTATTTTACCAGATTAATTAAGCGTTTATTAGGCAAGAAATTTAGTAAAGCAAACATAGATTTAAACGAACTTGAAGAAAGCCGTGAATGGGTAAAAGATAGGTACTATTTGATAAAGCCAGAAACAGGATTTAGTTTAGATAGCATTTTAGCATCAGCAAAAACATTGGTTGCAAGAAAAGGAATAAAAGGCTTAATTTTAGATCCATGGAATAGAATTGAAAATACTAAGCCTCGTGGAATGGACGATGGAGAGTGGATTGTTTCTTGTTTGATTAAGATAATAACTTTCGCTCAGGCTAATGGAGTTCACGTGTTTCTTGTTGCGCATCCTACAAAAATGCAAAAGACAGTAGACGGCTCAAATTTTACATTACCAAACCTTTACAGCATATCTGGTTCTGCTCATTTTTTTAACATGACCCAAAACGGATTTACGATATTTCGTAATTATGTTACTAATATGACAGAGGTGCATTTTCAGAAAGTAAAATGGGAACATTTAGGGAAACAGGGAATGGCTATTTATCAGTACCATGAGCCAAACGCAAGGTTTTTTGAGCCAGGAAACGACCCAGAAATAAATTGGTTAAAAAACAACAGGCCATTTATTGAAAACCAAATTAAACCAAATCATTTATTCGATAACGAACAAGACCCTCCTTTCTAATGAATAAACTAATTGACATTAACGGAGCTTACATGCAAACGCAATTTACGAATAATGGCACGATATGGAGTTTAATCGGCACAGAATGTATTCCGCATAGCGTAAACACATATCGATTAAATAAAGAACAACATCGAGAACATGTACTTGTAACCACCAGGGATTTTTTCAAAACTAATGACGGAAAATACGAGGATTGCATGAGATACACCGTCGATGTAAAGTTTAATCAAGGAATAATTAAGTTAATCAACCAAAAGAAACCAAGTAACACGAAGTAATTATGAAATGGATATCAGTAAAAGAAGAATTGCCTGAATATTATCAAAATGGGTACAGTAAAGAATGTTTATGTTATTCTGATGCTCTTTTAGGCAGATACTTTATCTCGAGATACAATTATGATAATGAGAATTGGGGTTTTGAAAAAGGACATGATGCGCAATATAATCCCATTAGTCATTGGATGCCATTGCCAGAAGAACCTATCTAATTTGTTACAAAACCGCATCGAATTAAAAGGTAAATTTACAGGTATGACAGTTAAAGAACTTAAAAAATTTATAGAGCATTTACCAGATGATATGGATGTCATGGTGGAGCAATCAAATGATGAAAGCCGATATGGGATGGCTCAGTCAGCAGTAGCAATGGAGGTATCTTTTCAGGACGAAGATATTCTAAAAGACGAATGGCCTTATATCGAATGTTTGGTTATTAGTGATGAATTTTAAGACATTTTTAACCTAACAGATTTAGAAACAATTTAAAGTAAGATGAAGACAATACAAGAAACAAAAGACGATGTTGCGGTTTTTGCTGGATATTTTAACTGGATAGCCCTTGTTATGGATTGCGATTCAGAAGAGCACCTTGATTTATACATAGATGAGGTAGCTTTGCGATACGCTAAACAAGCACTTGATGAGGCAGTTAAGATAGTAGGAACCGGAACAATCGAAAATGTTAAGCTGGGAATTTTTTCACTTAAAGACAAAATTTAAAGTAAGATTATGAATGAATTAAGCGAAAGCATTTTAGTGTGCCCAAAATGTAAATCAAGTACATTGTTTATAAATGAATTGTGGTCTGACCATTCTATTCAGTGGGAGCAAATCGATGGTAAATTTGACATAACAGAATGTAATTCAGAGGTTGGTAATCCTTATAGACTTGAATGTGAGTGCAAGAAATGTAAGTATAGGTGGAAAGTTAGAAAGTATTTTCAAGTTGCGCAAATAATTAAAGATTAACCATGCAAGTATAACACACAACAGAAAAGGGAACCGATGAATGAGGTACAAATAAAGCCAATGTCAGTTAACGAGGCATGGCAAGGAAAGCGATTTAAAACCGATAAGTACAAATCATTTGAGCGCTCATGCCTATTTCTATTGCCAAAATTAATTATTCCTTTAGGCGAGCTTAAAATAAGTTTTGAATTTGGATTGAGTAACTCGGGAAATGATATTGACAACTCGATAAAACCATTCCTGGATATACTTCAAAAGAAATACGGATTCAATGATAGTCGGATTTACGAAATGAATGTTAAGAAGATAAAGACAGAAAAAGGCAAAGAGTTTATCAGGTTTAATATTGAAAGTTTAGAAAAGTAGTTTTAATTCGTATATTTGGGTTAACATAAAGTAAACAATTGTAAACATTATGACTGCTCAGCAAAGAAAGTTTGCAGATGAATATTTGATATTAAATAATGGAACAAAAGCCGCTATATCAGCAGGTTACAGTCAAAAATCAGCACGATCTAAAGCGAGTCAACTTCTCGTTGATGAAGAAATAGAAAAATACATTGAAGAAAGACGAACTTTAATAAGCGAAAAGGCTTTAGTTGATGCCGCTTGGGTGCAAGAAAGGTTTAAGGCAATATCTGATAGATGCATGCAGGCAGAGCCAGTAATGATACATGATGGGGAATCATGGGTTGAATCAGGCGAATATAAATTCGATTCTTCTGGAGCGAATAAAGCAACTGAAAACTTAGGTAAAATAATTGGGGTTTACGAAAAGGATAACGACCAATCAAAAGCCGAAACAACAAACATCATAAATTTAGGGGGAGGCATAGACCCAAATGCAGCTACTTCTTAAGCAGCAACACGCTGTATTTTACTTAAAAGATAAAGTTACCGAGGAAATACTTTATGGAGGAGCTGCTGGCGGTGGAAAATCAGCTTTAGATTGTTTATATCTAATTGAGCAATCACAGAACTACCCAGGTAGCCGTTGGCTAATGGGGCGTTCAAAGCTTAAAACGCTAAAGGAAACAACTCTAAATACTTTCTTCGAATTATCATCAAAACTAAAATTATCAAATCAATATAAGTTTAATGCTCAGGAAAATATCATTCATTGGAAAAACGGTAGCGATATTTTATTAAAAGATTTATTTCTTTATCCAGCTGATCCAAATTTCGATGCCTTAGGTTCGTTAGAAATAACAGGGGCTGTAGTCGATGAGTGTAACCAAATTGTTTATAAGGCATGGCAAATCGTTAAATCCCGTATTAGGTACAAACTAAAGGATTTTGATTTAATGCCGAAGATGTTGGGCACTTGCAATCCATCAAAGAATTGGACTTATACTAACTTCTATAAACCATCAAAAGAAAAGACTTTACAGGGCTATAGAAAGTTTATACAGGCATTACCGACCGATAACCCACACTTACATCCATCTTACTTGCAATCATTGCTTAGGTTAGATAAAAATAGCAAACAAAGGTTATATTATGGGGATTGGGAGTATGACGACGATCCAGCGGCTTTAATGTCAATCGATGATATTAATAATGTTTTTACCAATAAGTTCGTTAAAGGCGGTAAAAGATATATTACCGCTGATATCGCTCGTTTTGGTGATGATAGCACAATGATTGGGGTATGGGATGGATTAAGGTTGATTAAATATGTTGAGCTTACTAAAAAGCCGACAACGTGGGTTACATCTGTAATTTTAGAGTTGTCACAGCAATATGAAATACCATTATCTCAAATTATAGTCGATGAAGATGGTGTTGGAGGAGGCGTAGTGGATCAATTGAAGTGTAAAGGATTTGTAAATAACTCATCCCCTTTATACGGGGAAAACTTTAACAACCTAAAATCGCAATGCTACTTTAAATTAGCTGATATAGTACGTTCAAATCTTTTATATGTTCATTCGGATGAGCCAGAGTTTATAGCTCGATTAATAGAAGAATTTGAACAGGTTAAACAAAAGGATATGGATAAGGACGGCAAAAAACAGGTTGTTCCAAAAGATAAAGTAAAAGAGTTATTGGGACGTTCGCCTGATATATCCGATATGGTTATGATGAGAATGTTACCAGAGTTAAAAACGTCAATAATAGAAGACGATGAATTAGTTTAATCGAAAATACTATATTTGTGTAAAATATTTATTACATATGGCAATCAAGGCTTATTTAAAATCAGTTGCTGGAGCGGTACTGGAACCTGTAGCAAAATCATTATGGGGGATAAGCCCAAATGTTTCGATGGGCATATCAATGTTTAGCGAAAGGGTTTTTGGTTGGGGATTGTCAAATAGAGAAGCTTACTCCAATAAAATATTCTATACAGGCGCAAATATAATCGTTCGTAAAATGATTGAAGCGCCTATTACGTTTAACCGCAAAAAAGGCAATAAGTCAGTAGATAAGTTTTATTCAAAAACAATATCAACGCCAGAACGAAAAACGCTAAAACAGCAATCTTTAGATGAAATATCAGACCATGAATTGAGCGAAATGTTTACCATTG